AATCATATGCTGGGAATCCTGTAGATATGCCTACTTGATTAATAGGATTTTCTATAAGATTATTTATATAGTCATCAAGACCATTTGACACATGAGAAGGCGAATTATCTGTATCTGTTAAATTAGCAGAAAAATCAAATAAACTATCTTCAGCTATACTAAGTATTTCGGTGATACTTTCTGTTCCGCAAACCTGCAAAACTTTATCTTTAGTATCTTCTAATTTTGAATATAATTTTCTCGCTATTTCTAATTTTTTGATTTTCGCAGCAAATGTTATTGCGTTCGATTCGTTTGCTGGAAAATCTAGAATAGCTTTTAGGTGTTGAGTTTCTTCTTTTTTTTGCAGAATCTTATCTAATCCAAGATCTTTAGACGCTGAATATATTATACCTATATCAATAGTAGTATTTGAATTTTTTTCTAAAATATGTTTTAAGCAAGAAAATATTATTTTATTGCTATCTATAGTAAAGGTATTTTCTGAAACTAAATCTGAAATTTCTAAGAAAATCTTATCGCCATATTTACATATAGTAGATAATAATGCTCTTTCCGCTGATGGATCTGATAGTATCATAATTTGATTAATTACCCTGGAGAAGCGCAACATTTATTGCATTTATATCTATCTGACGATTCATATAATAAAGAAGAACTGATAGATTCTTGCTTGCCGCACACCCTGCATCTTACATTTATTGTAGATAGTTTTCGTCTCCTTGGGGTAGGAGGATTTTTTTGTAAAGCTTTATCTATAGCAATATCTTCTTTATGCAATCTGTCAAAACCTAATTCTAAAAATTTATTAGTAGTATTATGTTGAATTTTGCTTGTTTTGGTTTTGATATTCGAAAATCCGTTTTCCTCTTTTTGTACTTCGTCTTGAGTTTCTGTCTCATCTTCGTCAGATAATCCTTTTTGAAGTATTGCTATTAATTGCTTAATATCGTCTTTGTCAAGTGCCATGTTTCACCTTGGTTTTTTGTACTGTTAAGATAACATCTGATAAGTTTTTAATATTATTGGCTAAATATGAAAGCCTATCCATTCTTTGTTTGGCATATTTTTGTATTTTGTACAATGCTGTGGCCTTCTCATTATATTTAATAGCTTGTAATGATTTTTCTAAAAATCCGTAACCCTTATAGTTGTTAAGTTCATCAGCTATGGTATGCTTAATAGTTTCTTCTGCCCAATTATGTCTGGCTATTTCTCTATTTAAAGTTCTCTGTAAAAATAAAGCATATTGGGCTAATCTGTATGCTATTTGTGCGCAATCTTCTGGGGTTAATTTTTCGATAGCGTCACGATTCATAGAAAAATATTCATTTAATTCAGATTCACTAAAACCCTGCAGATTATTGTATTGTCCCAAACCTATAGAGTTTTCGTATTCATCTAAAACTTTGTCCCATTGTTGAACTTGTTCACTAGTAGTTTTCAATTATTTGCTCCCATTGTTCTTGTTGATCAAATGGTAATTCGATATATAATATACCATTGTTTTCACACCACTCTTTTTTATCTTTGTCTCTTTTTTTTGATCTTAAGAAAGACAATTGATTAGCATGATAAAATGGGGTAAATTTATAATGTTGTTCTCCATGAACTTCTATACATTTTTTATTTAAAGGTATATAGAAATCTAAATATAAAATTTCTGATTTCCTAGTATGTATTGGAACCTCTTCCAATATTTGCATAGTTGGATATATTGTTTTAATTAGCTCTCTAGCCTGAACATGATAACTAGACTTTTTGATATTTGTTTTATTTAAATTTCCTTTAATGTGCCAATATGAGCTGTTGCCATCAAGATCCAGAACTTGCATTATTTATACACCCATAGTTTGCTTGACTGATTCATATAGCTGTTTAAATGCTTCTTTGTCTTCTATCAAAAAATTTCTAACTTTTTCTGTGCCTTGGAATTTAGTTTTGTCATCTAGAAAACTCAAACTATACCAAGCTCCACCTTTATTTATCAAACCCAAATCCACAGATAAATTGATTAGCTCTGTTTCTTTGTCTATACCTTTACCATACCTAATAAAAGACGTAATATTGCCTCCTGGCGGCCCTAATGCAGAGCATATAGTTTGCCACTCTACTTGCTGCCCTATTTGGGTGTTGTCTGTACCTAAAAGCCACGGCTTATAAGATTTGGCTCTTAACTTAATGTCTGTTTGGTATGCGATAGATTGTCCGCTTTTCTCTTTAAATTCTGCACCATAGCCTGTTGGATTACCCATCAAATGAGTAATACCAATAACAATATTGCGATTTACTGGTATCACATTTGCTACTTTTCTACAAAATTTTGCTAATAATTTGGCTCCGTCCGCTCTTTGCATTTTATTCATATCGCTAGTAATTTCAGCCTCTGTGCATAGAGCAGAATAAGAGTCGATGATCATAACACATCCTGGATCCTCATTAATAATTCTTTCTGCTATTTGTAGATATTCTTCGGCATGAAGTATTTTCCCTGTCTGCGACCCAATGATATTAAATCTATCAAGATCAAGATCAGGTATTCCTTCTAGGTCCCTTTTTTTAAGTCTTCCTTCGATATTTAAATAATATACAGTTCGGGGTTGTTCTGCTGAATATTCTTCTTTCTGTGCAGTAGCAGCAAAGTCTAGACTAGTAGTAGTCTTACCACATTTCGGCTGACCTGTCAAGACAACAAAACTTCCTTCTGGAATTCCTCCATTTAAAATTAAATCTAATGCTGGACTTACTGGTATGGTAATAGTTTTTTTGTCTATAATACTATTAGCATTTAACATGATGCCAGCACCAAAGTCTTTTTTTATACTATCTTGTATTGCTACCATTATCTATATCCTTTAAAAGGTCTAGTACATTTTTTTTATCTTTTTTATGCTGTATACCAACATCAAATAGATGTCTTTCGATTTCTTTTTTTTGTGTTGTTGTTTGTTTGGGTTTAGACGATATGTATTTATCTATGATACCACAAAGATGAGGCGCTCGCAAGGAATAAATTTTTGATCCTGCCTTAGACAACAATGCATTTATTATGTCTTTAGCGTCATATTTTTTTAGTAATTTATTCGCTTGTCCTATTTGTCCTTTATACTGTTTTTCCCATTCTTTAGACAGCCAAAACCTATAATGTAAATCTTTTTTTTCTTTTTTTGCTAATCTTTCGCAAATCATTTCGGTTATATATTGAGCTGCCGTTACATCTTTTCCATTAGAATATTTTGATGGATATTTTTTCATTTATTTGGTCTAAAAATTGATTCTTCAGTTGCCTTTTTCTTGGACTTAATATTATCTTTTTTCTGTTCGTCGTTTAACATCGACGCTTCTTTTGTCATGATCATAACACTATTGTTTTTCTTAACAGATGTTTTATTGATCATTAGATTTTTGCTGCTGTTACCCTTAGTAGAACTAGAGCCTTCTTTAATATTATTATTGCTGTTGTCTACGTTTTGGTTTTTTTCTAAGCATGAAACCACCAAATTTTTAGGTATATTTAATTCTGTAACAATTTCTTCTATTGAGTGCTTTTGACTATATAACCACTGTATAGCGTATTTATGTGTTTTATTTAATCTCTTCATCATTCTGCCTCCCTATCTGCGTTATATAACCAGGATAAATTTTTTGTTTTTAAAAATTTCATATACATATTAAAAACACTAAATGTAACATTTTTAAATTTTGGACTTTTACATTTTTTATCTAAAAACCCACTAGTTAATTTTTGTTTTGAATGTATATTTGTTGGATTGTGAAATTTGCCGTCAGAGTTCATTTTAATCAAAAATTTAGCTTTATTGTTTTCTCCAATAATTTTTTTTGCCAAAGTTTTTTCAGTATCTTTTTCTAATCTTGGATTATTATCTTCGTCTATATAATCTTGATCTCCAATAATAGTGTAGTATTCTGTTATAGGCTCTATTTTAGCCTTTTCTCGGTCAATGTTAAATATATGTTGATCGCTAATGTTCATATTATCTCCATTTTATTTTAGGCGGCTTTTTTAATCTACTCATACCTTTTGGCAATGGCTTGCTTTCTTCTTTATTTTCTTTATATGAATTATGTTTCATATACAAACTGGTCTTTTCGTCTTCGCTCATTCTTTCTGTATTTCTCATAGCTAGATCACCTAATGTTTTTAATTCGTTGTCTGATTTTTTGACCGACATAAACTGAGTTTGGACGTCAGCACAATATAATCTATTAACGTATTCAGTCTTTTTGCAATTAGGACATTCTACTACTTCTTTATATTCTGATATGCTAGAAAAAATTTCAAATGGTTTATCGCATTCAAAACAATAGTATGTGTATGTTGGCATTATTGATTATAAATATGATTTGGGCAAGTATATTTTCCATTCTTGGGGCATTCTATCTTTCATAGTAGATAAATGTTGAGAGACAGCCAAGTATTTATAACTCTTAGATGGAACTATTGGCAAATTTTTAAGAGGCATTTTAGCTTCTTTAGGTGTTTTATTTCCTTTTTTTCTGTTGCATGCCATACAAGCAGTTACTATATTTGTCCAGCACGTTGGAGAATAATTATAATCCCATATTGACTTTGGTATAACGTGATCATATGTGAGGCTATTATAGTCGAATTTAATACCACAATATTGACAAGTGTAGTTATCTCTAATAAAAATATTTTTACGAGAAAATGTTAAGTTTTGTTTATTACTACGGAAAAATTTTTTAGTTATTGCTACTGCTGGTATTGGATATTTTTTATTTTTTGTTCCAATAATATAATCATTTTTATAAAAGTCGATAATATCTATAGCATAATTTTTATCGTTTTTATACTTAATTTGCCATACGATTGCCCTTTTCCAAGGTATGACGGATAAAGGAGTGAAATCAGCATTTAACAATAAGCATTTATAATTATTATTGTTCATGTTCTACTTGTTCTAAACGTAATAATATTTTGCCAATAATAGGATTTCTAACAATGTCAGAATTGAGCAAATGAGCAATGCCTACATCTTCTAAATTAGATAATCCATTGATTAATTTAGTAAAACCACCTCTCATATTTTTATATAGATCTGATTGGCTTGTATCTCCCGTTAGAACCATTTTACTCTCATTTCCAATACGAGTCAATAGCATTTTTAATTGATCATATGAGGCATTTTGACACTCATCAGCCACAACAAAAGAATTATGGAAATTTCTACCTCTCATAAGCCCTAAAGGAATCACTTCTATTTTATGTTGAGTTTTTAGCATGCCATATTGGCTCATAGGTATAAAATAGGCTATTTCATCTAATATTGGTAATAAATACGGGTGAAGTTTTTCTTCTGCTGTTCCTGGTAGAAAACCCAATCTTTCTCCAGACTCTACCACAGGTCTGGTTATAATAATTTTTTCAACTTTATCTTCTAATAAATATTCCAACGCCATACCTACCGCAATATGAGTTTTACCACTACCGGCAACACCCTGGCAAAATGTGATAGTGTTTTCAGCTATTGTGCGTATAAAATCATGTTGATTAGGTGTTCTGGGTTTTAATCTATTTTTATATGCAGGATGAAGAACGATTGAATTAGTAGCATCTATTATTTTTTTCTTTTTATTTTTTCTCAAATTTATACCTTTCGAAATAAAGTCAAATTAGACATGCACCACCAGCACAACTAACTTCCTCTATTCCTGCTGTATTATCCTCTGTTTCTACTAGTTGTGTATAGTCAACTTTTTTATAACTATTGAATAAATCACAATAAACTTTCCAATTATATACATCTTTCATGCAATATGTTAGACGCCTAATATCTCCGTCAAAATATTTACCAGCAAAATTTTTCATTTTCATGATGAATTTAAGTTTTGATTCGTCGTCTTCTGGTTTTGCTTGATCGAAAGCGACATAATCACAAGCGGCCCAGAGATTTCTATCAAAAGCATTTAGTGCTAATTCTATTAATCCAGAACACCATAAAGCAGCATCGCCGTATTCTTTGACAATTTCTCTGCTTGTGTAAACAGTAGTAAATGGAGCTTGGGGATAATCTTTGTCTCCGCTTTGTGGAATTAGACTAATACCAGCAAAATATTTGCGATTATCATAGATATATTTGGTAACATCACCCCATTCATCTGGTTTAACAGTAACGGTGTTGCTAACATTATGGCTTAAATAATCTTGAGTACATAAGTTTTTATTTTTTCCAGCATTTACCCAATTCTTTTGAGCATCTTTAACTACTGCTAGCATATCGACTGCTGGTAATTGATTTTTAGTTTTTGCACCATCTGGTACTTCAATTGGAAACTTAATTACTTCGTCGGTATTATTTGCTGACCAACTAGATTTTTCACAGGCTTGCGGGTTATAACCTCTAAAGTGTTGATATGGTGCTTCTAAAACATTGGCCTGTACGTGTCTGATATATCGTTTAGCGTGATGTGGATGGATACCAGAACTAGTACCAAGCATACTACTACTTGTGCCTTCTGGCTTTAAACAAGTTACTCTAGCAGCTTGATTAATGCCGATCTTTTTGGCTAATTGCTTGTTAGTATCCACAGCAATTTTAGCTCCAGATTTGAGTACTTTTTCTGATAAAACTAAATCATGCTTTTCCATAATACCAGTTAATGAAACACCCAATAAGGCTTCTCTAGCAAAAATTTTGCAACTAATTTCCCCAAGATAATCTAACTTAGTAAAACCAGCTTGTAGTGTGCCGATTATAGCAGCAGCTTTGCATCTTTCATAAAAATCGTTTTCATCTTCAATAGAAGAGCAATTAATCGTGGACAAATTACAACCTTGCCATCCACTCTCGTTCGTTTCTTCATCAACAGGCCACATGCCAACTTCTACACAAGGATTAAAGGTCATTTCTGTTGAATCGCTCCAAATAAATCCTGGCTCTCCAAATTCCTTTACGCTTTCCATTAGTTTTTCGAATTGTTCTAAAGTGGTTTCGTCTTTTAATAATAGAGCTGAATTATTACTTCTTGCTCTTTGAGCATTATCAATGTACCAATTGCCAGTTTTAGC